AAGATGCCGGTCGGCTCGTTCGTGCCGCTTCCGCCGACATAGCCCCATTCGAGGTTCTTCGCCAACTGCCGCTGAAGGTGATCCATCACCTCGGCTTCGATGTCGAAGTTCGCCTGCCGGATGAGTTGCTGGCCCACCTGAGTCTTCGGAAGGCACGGGATCGGGGACAGCGGCACTTCCTGGAACGCCGGGTCCGCCGTCGTAGCCGCCGTCGTTCCGGTGTCGGGCTGGGTCCATGCCGAGGTGTAGTCGGCGGACTTCATCCGGTTGTAGCGGAGCGTCGGGTAGCCCTGCACGCCGGTGCGGATGTCTGCAAGGTTCCGAACGACGGTGTTCGCGTCGATGTACTTCAGGATCGAATCCTCATACACCTTCGGGATGAGGATAGAGGACGAAGCGGTGCTGATGAGTTCGCGCTGTTCCGGCGCGCGCCCGCCCTTCAGGTACCCGATGAACTGCTCGCGGTATTCCTTGCTGGCGCGCCACTCCTCCGCGCGCTCGGCGGTGTCGCGCGACTCCTGCACCGTCTTAGCGACGGCGGCGTTCGACGCGAACCGCTCGCGCACCTGAGCAGCGCGGATCTGCGCGTCAAGTTGCTGCATCTCGTTGGCGATCTCGTTGGCGCGGTTCTCCTCCTCCAGCGTGAACGCATCCTTCCCAAGCAGCGTCTTCGACTCGGCCTCAAGGACCGAACGACGGTCAAGCATCTCGCGGATCTTCATAGCAGAGCCCTCAGCCGCAGACGCAGACGCGGAAGCGCGTCTGCACTTGTGCGAATAGCAACGCCAGCCTGCGGATACGCGGCATCGCTTACGATTGAAACTTCCCGCAGATCAATCTTGGACAGCGTTCGTTCGCTGCCCTTCCATGAGTCCGCGAGGGTGTAGAAGCCGAAAGACATTTCGGTGAGCATCCCGGCTTCGACCATCGCGCGCACATCGCGCGCGCGCGTGGTGTCGGGAAGCGTCACCTCGAACGCAAGCCCCTTCGAGTCGGCGCGCAGCGAAAGCAGACCGGACTTCGAGTTGGCGATGAGTTCGCGCCTGTCGTGGGATACGAGCAGATCGACATTCTTCCGCAGCGATTCTTCGACCGCCTGGGGACCGGCGACGCGTTCGGTGAACGGGTTTCCGCCGTTCAGCCCGCGAATCGTCAGCGGCTTCGACGGCGCATCCCACACCATCGCGTATCCGCCCAACTTGTTTCCGTCGCGCTCGAAGGAACTGTTCCGAAGTTCAAGCATTGTCTTCGCCCCCTTGGTTCGCCGCCGCGCTCGAACCACCGGGCATCGTTACGGTCGGCTCGTCCATGCCGTCCACCGGATCCAAACCGATGTACCGGCGCGCATCGTTCGGGGACATGATCCCGGACAGCGTGAGTTTCGACAGCGATACCCCAGCATCCTTGAGATTGCCGCGGAGGAGCGGCGTGGTGTCCATCGACACGCTTTCCCCGGGCGCGCAAAGTTTGCGCTGCACCTCGGCACACCACGCCGCGATCCATGCCGAGAGCGCGCTGTCGACATACGCGCGGGCCGTTTCGGCCTGCGACGAGAGCGCGCCGCCGCCCTGCTGGAACAGCATTTCCGGCGGAACGCCGAACGCGCGGGCCACTTCCTGCACGGAATACCGGCGCGCATCCATGTTCGACGCTGAATCGCCGCCAAGCCGTTCCGCCTTCATCCCCTCGCGCAGAATCAGCGGGCGCGCCGCGCCTTCCGCCGTCGCGTGCATATTTGCCCAGGCATCGCGGATCGCCTGCACGGTTTGGTCCGACATCGCGCCGGGGTGGGAAATCTGAATCTTTCCAACGCCCGTCTTCGTCAGGGACGATTGGAGGGACTCCTGATCCGCCGCCATGTTCATGCAGAATCGGGCAGCGTCAAGCGGGCCACGGAACCACGCGGGATTCAGCGGGTCGGGATACGCGCCGACATGGATCACTTGATCGGACGAAAGCGTCGTATTCCCGATCCGGTACACGATTCCGCTCTCGGTCAGTTCGCCGTTCATCGCGCCATCGGGGACGGGCTGGAGTTCCGCGACGGTCCCGTCGTTGGCCCGCCGGATGATCGCCAGCCCGTTCCCCGAGTGAAGCGCGACGGCGGTGACGAATCGGCGCAGTTCGAAACCCGACTGCCAGCGCGAAGCCTCGCGGGTCAGGATCGAAGCGGCGGGATGGTCCGGGATCACCTTGCCGTCCGTCCCACGGACCACGATTTCGAGCCGCGCGATGTCGGCGGAAATCAGGTTCACCGCCCGAACCACGGCGGGCAACGCTTCCGCCGGGGTCGATGCGATGGGCTCGGGACGGGTGTAGATCGCTACGCCCGTCTTGTAGCCGAAGAATCGTGCGAACAATCCCATGCGCGCATGGAACGCGAACGCCCAGCCCCGTCAAGGGGAAATCCGGCAAACATGGACTATCCGATCGGGCACGCGCTGGCGGCAAGTCCGGTCGATTCCCGAACCCCTCGGCGGTCGATGAGCAACGCGCCCATCATCCCCGCGATGAGCGCGTCGGTGTTGGTTCGGCTCTTGCCCTTGTTCGGCTTGATGTTGCCGTTAATGTCCTTGAACAGTTCCACACCGGCTACGGCGGCAAGCAACACCGGGTCCGGTTCGTAGAACAGTTGCTTGGATCGGAGCCAATCGCCCCACAACTTCCAAGCCGGGGCCATTGTTCGGATGGATTGATCTATCGGGACCACGGGCCATCCACGGTCCATCCAACGCTTCATTTCCGAGGCCTGGGATACGCAATGGTCTACGCCGATGGCCCGGACATCGAACCGGGCCATGATCGTTTCGATGTGCGTTGCAATCACGCCCATGTCCTGCCATTCCCCTGACATCCGAATCAGGTGCCCGGATTCCACCCAGCGGGTTAGCGGTTGCTTGCACTTGCGTTCATCCCGCGCGATGTCGGGACCAGCCCAAAACGACACATTGCGGGCCCGGATGACGCTGCCGTCGATGCACATGGTGCAAATCGTGGTCAAATCCAACTGGGTTCCGAAACCGCCGCGACTCAGGTCTATCGCAATCACCGCCGGTGCGCCGCGCAAACGCTCCCAATCGCACGGTTCCATTTGCCGCTCGACCAGCGCGATGGGCACATCGCTCGTCGCCACCTCCATGTACCGACAGGCCAGTTGCGTTTCGTACTCGGCAATCTGCCCGGGATCGCCGCTTTCGAGCATGGTCCGGGATGCCATCTCCAACTGGGTCGGGTCCACAATCACGCCGAGCGCGGGATGGGCCTTCGGCCATGTCGCGGGGTCGGCGGCTTCGTCCTCCTCCTCCAGCCCGTAGAGCATGGGCCACCAGCCCGCCGGGTACGGCTTGTCCTCGGCAATGGCCCGCTCGAGCGCATCCCAGTACGGCCAAATGGGCCGGATCCGCTGGCCCGGGTCCGGGGTGGTGATGAGCAACGCCTGGGAGGTTGCGAACTTGGCTAGCGATGTCAGCGCGCGCCCGAACGCGCGGTCCATGCGGGCCACTTCGTCCGCGACGATGCAGCGCGTCGTAAGTCCGTCTAGGGCCTTGTCCGTGCAGGGAAGCGATATGTAGCGGTTCCCGCCGTGAACCACCCGCCCGGGATGGGCGGGAGTCGCCCCGCCACGGGATACCCACGCATCGTCCCCGAGCGTTTCGACCATGACTTGCATCCGCTCGAAGGTCTTTTGCGCCAACCGACCGTCCGGGGCCACCGATGCGAACTCCAAGCGGGTCTGCGGGTCGGTCATCATTCCCATCAGCAGGGAAGCGGCGAACTCGGTCTTCCCGTTCCCGCGCGCCACGACGAGAAGCAGACACTTGGTGGCGGGCGTGTCGGACTGCCGCCCGTCGATCAACCGGCGGCGCGCCAGCAGAACCATCGAAACCATGCATTGCCACGGCATCCAAACCAACGGTTGGCCCGCGCCAGCCTCGGCCCCTTGCCCGCACCGAAGCGCGAATACCCGCGCCGCCTCGGCGCGCTGGTCATCCCACCACACCCCATGAGCCGCCGGGTCCGCGCGCTCGGCCATGAACCGCCCGCACGCATGGCGAATGCGCCCGTTCGCCAAGATCGTCCCATCCAGCACCCCCCGCGCATACGCCTCGGCTTGCTCGGCGCATAACGGCAACGCGGGCCGATGCTTGCGCGCGGCGGGGGTTCGGGCGG